ACAAAATTTCTTAAATATGGGCGAAATTTTGAGACGGGAGTCTAAACAACGAACGTCTGAACCAGGCAGCTACTCGAATGATTTCGAAATCATAAGGGTAGTGTTGCGACCTGAGTCTCACTCACAAGGGAAGCGACGGGTTCGATACTTCAACAAGGTCTCAACAACTTTGTGAAAAGTGCCCACCACTCAAGGTCTCAACAACCAAGAGTGGATAGTCCTAAACGAGAGGTGTTTTCGATATGTTGAAAGTTCAGTGTTATGAATGCGGCGTTATCTTTAATTATTACAACGAAGATGATAACCCGCCTTGCGATTCGGAAACGTGCGACGCTTGTCTCGATAAGTTCGAGGAAGAACGCATAACCGAGGAAGACGGTTGCTTAAAGTGATCGTCTTCGCGAATGGATCATGAGGTCTTGCGAATGAACACTTATCAACAGTCGAAAGACGCACTAGCGTCTCACGTGGTGGCCATTGCCGCCGTGGGGCCGTCGATCGCTTCTGCGATCGTGGAACGCTGTGTAGAAGTAACGGATACGGACGTAGTTCAGGACCAGGCTGTAATCAATCTTAACGAATTGATACATCTGATCCACACGAACAAGTCCAATTGGTTAAGTCACTCGCTTAACAGCCATTTTCACACTGCTACTTTGTTCATACGCACGATGATTGGCTTCAGGGCCGCATCCGGTGAACAGAATCCGCACCTGATCGGTGCTGTAGATCTGTGTCGTGGCCTTACTCACTCGCAATATCCTTGTAGTATGGGAGTGTAAAATGGATCTTATTAAAGAGATTTCCGATCGTAATAAAAAGGAGCTCGCTGACCGAGTTTCCGTCTTCGAGACCACTGTGCTCGTCATGTCTCACTCTGGTGATGTGTCAACGGCCGGCGGGTTTGAAGTTGTGAGAGCGCGTACGCTCCGTGAATTCGTGCTGGCTGAAACCGGCCGCATTTACGCATTCGACGAACAGGACGTTCGACTTGTCGATGTCATCGTCGGAGCTCAAGACGTCATCGGTTTCAGAATCGTGGCCGTGAACTCGTTCCCTGATCAAAACTCAGATCAGGCGATTTCGTCGGTGCTGGCCAGCCTCCCTCAAATGGACTTTCTCCGCTTGATGGGTGATATCGCTGACCAAAGGCTCATCGAACAGTCGATGACTGAGCTCGAACGTGAGCAAAGCATCGCGAAAAAGCAACATAGTCAACGTGTGGATAAGCACGGAGACGTCAAACCTTTGATCGATTTCGATCGAAGCTTTCAACAGGATCCTGACGACGCTATCGCGCCGAGTGGCTCCGAATGAAGGATGACACTCTGCCTCTCGTTACGGGCGGCGATCGTGGATTTGAATCCGTCGCGAAATCACTTTTCGACGGAGTGCATAACCCTCACATCGCCAATCCTACGTTGTTTAACGACACGTACCCTAAAACCATCACATTCGACCCGAAAAACCCGGGCTCGGTGTTTGGTGCTGGTAACACCAACAGGAATAAACCTGTGGCCCAGCGTAACGCGCGTGAAGTGTTACCGGGGATCTATTCCTTCGACCCCGATATGATCAAGTTTCAACGGCGTTTCGCGACTTCCGTTGACGCTGATCTCAAGCCTGAGATTGATGAAAATCTCTTTAGCTTGAACGGTATGCACACCAACATGGCCACGGTCATGACAGTTTCTGGGTTTCCGCAACTCCCAGTTTCTGCACTTCCACGTGACAACGCTAAGTTCGTAAAACAACTTGGATTGGCCGGGAAGATGACCACAAGACAACGGGCGGTTGCCACCGCCGTCTGGGATTTGGTTTGGGGCTCTTACAAGCCTTCGGCCATTAACATTCCAAAGTTGTCGGCTACCGGGCCAGTTCGTATGACGAACGACCCCGAGTACAAACTCCAGTTTGCTTTGGCAATGCAAACACACGGACGTATGGAGCGTATGCTACAGACGTTCATGTCAGGGGACCTCGGTGCGTTACACCGTGACTTTGAAATAGCACCTATCATGGGTGTGAACGTTCGTTGGCAGGTAGACAAACCTGGTAAGGTGCGTAAGTCGTGGAGTCTGCAAGACTGCCTCCGCGATCCTAGCCCTGACCAGCACGTCATCACTACCAAAGTCGGTGACTTCCTTCCTCACGCTGCAGACTTTGCGGCTATGCGGTGTCGCTTGATTAACGCCGGCCCCTGGACTATCAACTGCGTATTGCAGATGGTGGCTACGGGTACCATGTATGCTATGTTCGAACAATATGCTAGTACCTGGCATAAAGATGAGGACACCTTGGATCAGTTCTGTTCCGGGAAAGATATATGGTGTGGTGACGTCTCGAACTACGATCACTCGTTTACGGAGGAAATGATTGACCTCTCCCTAGACCGTGGCCGTGAATTCTGGGACCCACGACTTATGCAGGTTGCTGAAAGCCTGTACTACGCCGCTTATTTCGCGAGACCTCTTGGTCCCGACGATAAGATAGGGGCTATGGTCGGCGATCCGCGTGATTACCTGAACAAACAGGTTATCGCGGGAAACAGATCGGGTCACGCGTTCACCTCGCTAATGGCGAAGGTTTGGAAGGTAATCGATACTCTTTGTGTCTTCGACGCGATGGGTTACGATGCTATCAAAGACCTTAAGCCTCTGCTAAAAGGGGAGATGCCGCTCGGTATGTTGAACAACGGTGACGATGAAACCGTCTGGTTTGACCGCCCAGCTGACTACGCGTTCTTCATGAAGATTCGTGATAACCAACCTGAAAACGAACGTATGTTTAAGGTTGAACGTGAAGTCGGACAGGTGTATTCCGGCAAGGTTTTCCAAAAGGTCGGTGACAGGCAATACAAGTCAGTCGAGCGTCTGAATACGACGTTCGAGCGTACTTTGTGTCCTGAACGGTCCATCGGAGGATTTTTCCGTCCCTACTGGCCGATCGGGTTACTTGAGCGTTTCAATCGCCGTAACAGCCACCCCGTGCTCGAACAGATGTGGGATAAGTTCGACGAGGCGTGGGCAATCGAGATGGCTCCGACCCATGGTTCCTACCTTGGTATCATCGATCGGGCAGCAAAATCGATGCCTTTCAACGTGAACGGGCTCAACTGGAAAGATATAGCAGTGCTTGAAGATCCAAGCAAGCTGCATCACCGGTGGACGCCAGATGAGATTGACGCGAACGTTGTCAAAAGTTCCATCAGTCGCTTACACCATTCTCATTTCGCTGGGTTCTACGGAACCTATTATCAAGGAAACCTTGTATGAAGATGTTACCGGGTGAGTTGACGAAACTTCGTCAAATGCAACACAACGCCTACCACAAAGCAGTTCCTGGTGCGTGGTTTGACATGATGACTGACATCATCGCTAAAACAGAGAAGACCGAGCTCGAGTCGAGCGACGGTGTTCTTTCCATTAACCTCGCGAACGGGAAACCCATTCTTTTTGATAAGACTGGTGCGCCTGTTCGTGACGAACAGGGTGAATACGTCAACTCTACCCATCGCGGGTGGACTGTCGCAATTACCTCACAGTTGACGCCGGGTTGTGTGCCTTGTGTCGGCGAGGTTCTGGGCGCTCGGATCGGTTCCGGCGTTCTCGTCGCTGTGGGTAAGGGTAACTCCGCGAAGACCCCTTTCGCGTACGCCCTTGCTGAAGAGATCGGCGGTGAAGATGGCTACGAAGTGATCCGTCTCGGTGAACCTCTGTCCGGGTACAACACCGACCTCGAAGCGGCGACTTTCGAGATCGTTCACGCTATCATGAACACCAAGGTGATCGTCCTCGATTCGATCAAAGACGTTCTCGGGAACGCGGCCGGTAATGCTACTTCTTCCGGTATTTCCCGAGGAGCGTTCCAGTTCCTTTCCGACCTGGGTAGTATTGCGGCGTCTCGTGGCTGCATCATCATCATCCCCGTCAACCCGTCTTCCTCTGATCCAAAGATCGAAGATCTGATGATCGAGGCTTCGAAATCGAACGCGACCATGGTAGCGGTAGGGAAGGACGATTCGTGGAACATTCTTGGCCGTACAGGCGAAGGTCTGATTCGTACTTCCACCGTTCTGGCAACTTCGTTCGACCCCAAGACGTTGCTGATGACGCTTTCGGGTACGACGACCAAACGTACGGAAACGGTAGCCTCGAAGGTTGCTGTCCAGACGGTCATCGCCAATGGCGAGTTCGAACAGATGGTCCATCGTCTCACGCGTTGAACCGTTGGTTTTCTGTAGTCTCTTAAATTAATAGCTCGTATTATTAGGAAGTTTGAACCATGGCTAAGAAGAATCAAACCACCTCCGACCGTTCTGTTGTGAAGAATGACAAAGCGGCGGTCGTGCACACCAAATTCGAGTTTCCGGCCGACTTCGGTCTGGTAAACGCCGAGGTTGGTTCACTTCACGTAACCATCCGTGACACCATCATCGACAAGCGTGCGGGCACAACGGTCGTCCACGAAGTAATGGGCGAATCCCCAAACCTGGACGTTATCGCGCACCACCTCGCAAACGAGGGCGTTCGTCAGGCGGTCGCTGATTTCATCCTTACCCGTAAGGTAACGAAAGTTATCACCAACGCGACACCGGTGACCAAGCTGCGTCAAGGCGAGATCGTCCTCATGCGTGAAACCCTGCTTCGTCAGTTGAACGGTGAGATCGCCGATCAGCACGTTTGTGGCGTGATGGCGGAATTTGTCATCGCTCTGGCCCGGAAAGCCAAGGTCATCAGCGACTCGGTAGCCATCACCATCAGCACCCACTATCCGTCTACACCTGTCACGATCGAAGGCCTTACCGAAGATCTGATCGCTCAGTCGGCCGTCCGCACCATGGAAGGCGTGAGCCTGAAATGGTCGAACAGCGAAAACATGAGCCGCGAGGCATTCGCAGATGCGTTCGCTGAAGCGCTAATCCCTGTCGGTTACGCGCTGATCTCTACCAACGACCTCACTCAGTTCTTCAATGATGTGGTCAAGGCTATCCGCGCTCGTCTGCTGATCTCGGAAGAGACCGGCACCATCGGCATGATCGACGACAAGTGGTTGCACCACCCGATGGTTACCGAACTGTCGACGAACTACATCTTCCTCGAAGCTGCTCGTTCGCTGCCGTACGGTTCCACCATCCAAACCACCAACAGTGCCTACTCGCTTGAGCGCGATGCGTCTATCGTTCTCGCAAGCCTGAAGTCCTCCCGTCGTTTCGCGATCGTCAAGACTGACGAATATCGTGCCACTTACGGCAAAATGACTCTGGTCGATGGTCTGGGTGCACCGTGCTACTTCTACGGCTGGCGCGCCGCTTCCATGCATCCTGTGGCACAGAACGTTTCGGCGTTCGATGATGCCACGATGCCAGGTAAGGCGATGACAATCGTCCCCGGAAGCGAAGTCGCCAGCAAGTTCATCGCAACGGCGTTCCCGTCGGGGACCGCGGCATCCATCGATTACCATCTGAACAAGCTGGCCACGATGCGTCAGCACTTGCTCGATACAAAAGATCCGCAGTTTAAGGCGGGCCTCGAGATCGGCGAGACGTTCATCTTCGGTGAAGATGGGCTGGCTTTTTCGCAAGAATTGGCTTGTCTGCTGGCGGACAAAGTGTTCCTCAGTAAAGACATGGACGACACTCTGGTGTGGAACTTCATCGTCGAAACGAAACATCGTTTCTTCTATCAGTCGGACCTCCAGGTCAACCTGATTGGCGATATGTTCTATACCAAGAACATCGGCCTGGCTCTGTTGATGATGAAGGACTTCACTCCGGTCCGTGAAATCGAGCCTCGTTCGCAGTTGCTGGGCGAAAAGGCTTTGTTCACCCGCGTTCTGGATATGCCAGAAACTCGTATGGTGTCGCCTGACGAGCGTATTACGTACGCTCTCGAAATCGGCGGCGGTAAGTATACCGGGAGCATTCGTGCCCGCGAAGTGGGGATGAACGATCTGCCGATCAGCGCGAAATTCGTACGGCCGGTCTTCAACTACCAGGTGTCTCAAGCTATCAACGAGATTCAAAAAGCTACGACCGCGTTGATCGCCCAAGCACAACAACCTACCACCTTCGAAGGTGAGCAGGTTATTTTCGCGAACGACTCGATGGTTGCGTACATGCGTCAAGCTCGTATTCAATCCATCGTGGACATGGCTCGCGAAGTATCGGCTCAGTACCGCCAAACCGTTGAAGGTCTTCTCAAGATCAAATCGGTTTCGGCGCTAACTGCGTCCGACGCAATGCAAGCTCGTGGTGTTTTGGCTCAAGCTCAGTTCATGGGTTACGCCGATATCATCGCGCTTCTGCTGGTCATGAAGACCAACGGTATGGAGACCGCTTTCATTACGGAAGCACTCAAGTCCGAAGCGCTGATTCCAGCTCTTCTCGCAGGCGGCACAGACCGCAAACCAGTCCTCTAAGGACTAGCTCTATCCTAGTTAATCTAGGTTAAAGTTGGGGTGGTTACCCAACCCGTCCTCCCCTTGTGGGGAGGCGGTTCC